ATGCATTTTACTACACCGATTCTAGAAGCTTTAATGTCCCCGTTCGAATCTATATATAAATATATAGATTATGGCCTATTACGATTAGGATTTCGCATCAGCCGATTTATTCTTCAATAAAAACATTGGGAAGATATTAGTAGGGAAAACCATTTTAGGGTTTTCTTTTACAATACCTTCAATATTAGAATTATTACTATTTCTAATAAACTCCAATAATTTTAAAGAGTTATTAATCTTTTGTCTACGTTCCGGCTTCTCTTGATCAAAAGAAATCTGACTTAAGAGAGATTGTCCTTCCTTTAATTGCAATTGCAATTCATCTAAGGTCAATCTGTTGAAAGACGGAGAGCTTATAAAATTAGGGAAAGGATACCATCTTACCTTATTAGAAAATTCTAATAATTTAAGAACATATCCCTCCATAATTCCCTCTACAAAATGATGACCTATTGACAAGTCAGGTAGATTAAATTCTTTTGAAATTAAATCCATCCTGTTTGCAATAGAATCACTATTCTCTAGACGGGCCTTAAGTTTCTTAATCTCTTCAATTAAGTAGATTTTATAATTTTTTGATTTACGTGATGCAAATCATAAATTAGACATATCTACTGTCATTAAAGTAGAACCTTCTAAATAATCAAAGAACATTTTTGATGCTCTTGATTGATCAAAAGACTCTAGCTTACGACCAAAATACGAAAGTGGTTTATTAGAATCTAATAAAAGACTTAGTATTTGCTCATAAGTTAATACTCCTTTATCCACCAGCTGCGCTAGATATCCGATTATAGGATATGATAGTCTCGTTTTAAACTTCTTTGAACCATTACCGAGGATAAATAATAATTTCTTATTACCTCCTCAGTTACGGTCAATTAATCTAGAAACAATACTTAATCTTCCAAAGAAATTATTATTACTAATAAAATCTTTAAAAGATAAAGCTGAAACATCAAAACCCTTGTACCCGGTTCTCTTCGCAAATTCTACTACCGCTACACCCTGTGCTATAACACTTTTGGATAGATTTATTTCTACCCCAAGTCCCTTACACAAGGCTAAATACTTTTCAGCAACACGAGGGTCAAAGATGACTAAGTCATCTCCTAATATTACATAATCTCGGTATCATGGTTTATTAAAACCATAACACTGACAATAGCAATATTGGACCATCATGTGATGAATCATATTTAGCATAGCCCAAGAGGATAACGCTCCCATAGGTTGTCCTACAGAATAGTAAATATCTCCTTTTTCGAAACCATATTTATTGTTTCCAATAAAATAAGGTCTTTGAACCAGAATATATTCCCATAGCTTTCCAAACTTATGATTATCAAAGATAATAGATAAAAAATAAGATTGTACGGCGACAGGTAATCGATCAGTTGCACTTGATAAATCAAATCCAAAAGATCCATTATACTTATTCGCTAATCTCTGAGCTATCTCAAATGCTCTTGATTGATCATGAGTACCATCGTTTGGAAGATTTTTAAAAATTTCAAACAAGTAATCATGTAGTGGTTTCAATAGTGACTGTGTAAACACATCCACCATTGCAAACACCCGCAGTTTTCCAGCTGCTTCCTCTTTAAAAGAGAGTTGACCAAGGTGTCTTCCAGGTTTTAAATCTGAAGGACATCCTGGGTCACTGGATACTACTGTATCATACAGTAACATTAGACGTTTCGAATTAGTTAAAAGGAGATATTCTCTGATATAAGAACCTAGATATACATCTAAATTCACTATATCATGAAATAATCCTTTTCAGCTGACTTTACTACTAGGCGAAGCTTTTTGAATAGGTAATATTCTACGAGCTTCTAACTTAGTAAGATCAAAATGTGAAGAAAAACTTGTAAGAAGTCTTCTGGCGTTAAGCCATAAGAATTTCTTAAAATCAGTCAACACATCCAGATCACCCGAAAAGGGATCAGTTATCGTGTTTAATTTACTTTTAATTGGACCTTGCAAGACTCTATAGAGACTTGATAAGCTCAATCAAAAACGAATTACCGTTAATGATCCTCTAACAATAGCGGATCTATCTCCTAATTTGATAATTAAGGGAAGACCAGATTTTGTTAATCGAGGTAAAGGAAGGTCAGGTTCAATCTCTCTTAAACTAGAGAAAGGTGAACCTGCTATCTTCTTCTGAATGGCCAATTGTGTAGCCTTTAAGAATTTAATAACATACATATCTCCATGATGTTTTCTTAGTTTAATAAGATACATCGCAAAGTTATGTAAAGATCTAATTCGGTTGGTGTCTTTAGTCCTTAAGAAAGATAAGTATACAAAACGCATACCTATCTCCTTTAGAACTAACTTCAAATGATTTTCATTTGAAAGTGAGATCATCGCAGAGGCCTCATATATATCTTTATATAATTTTAGATTCGAAAAAAATAATTTTGTTGTTTTTTTCATATTTAAAAGTATATACCGCAGTATCTTCTCCCTCAGGGATCTAACCTTTGGAGGTATTAATAATATAACTTTAATATTTTCATTGGCT